ATTTGTCATTGCGACTATATCCATCTTTGCATATATTATTACATCGTTTTGTTTTTGGATTCAACTCTTTGTCTTCTGGACATTTAATAACAATATTTTGAATAAAGGTTTCTATTTCTTTTTGAGTCATATGTAAATTAGTTGCATTAACATTATCAAGTTGGTTTAACAATTTATTATCATCGTTTGTATTTTCAACTAATTTATAATTACTGAACTTTAAATTATATTTTTCAAGAAATCCAGAATTTTTTAAAATATTTTCATATTCCTGTACAATCATATCAGGTGTTTTGCGATGAAAAGGGTTAGGGTGAACCATATTAAATAATAATTGTTTCAAACCATAATATGTGTCATCGGGTAAGAATTTTTTTGATACATATAGTAACGGTAATAATCCAGTACCAACACCATAACTGTCAATTGTGTTTGCACTCTTTAATAAAAATTTATTATAATCTTTTTTTTTTAACGATTTTAACATAACTAAAAATTCTTTAAAATACATTTTTACCTGTGGGGTTTTATACCCAGTAAAAATACATTCAAATATATAACGGTGATCATTTTGAAATACTTTAATAATTTCATTGAACATATAATAATCAGGATTATCAATAACTTCCATATATTTATTTTTATTAAGCATTTCTAATTCCATAGGAAATGACCAGTGTTTTATAGCTAAGTCATAATTAGATTCTTTAGATAGACGTTTTATAGCACTAATTGTAGTCATTAGACCAAAGTCTATAAAATTCGCCTTACCATTATCTGTATTATATACAATATTCTGTGCTTTTAGATCATGATGAACAATTCTTTTATCATTAAACATTTTTAAACCACAAATAATATTATACATATCCATCCAACACTCTTCAACAGATCTGCGATTTGTATTATTAAGTGTCATTTCCTTAACTGTATTTTTATATTGTAATAGATCTTTACCACCATACTTTATTAATAATAGTCTATAATCCTCTAACTGTTGCGGGTGTTGAAAAGATTTTCCTTTACATTGAGCTAGTGCAACTTTATTAGAATGAGTATTATCGGGGTAACACGAATCCGGTCGTCCTAAATGATAATTATTTTTTTTATCGGCCGAACTAATTAATCCAAATTCTCTTAATTCGTTGCTCGCATCCGTTTTACTTAACGTTTTGGATACTATTTTATTATCATCAATTATATTTCTGTCTGCACATTTAAGTGCAGGTCGATGAACACACCCATATGTACCTTCTCCTATAACAACGGGTTGTGACATAATTATATATATATAAATAATTATATTTATTTTCTAGTCAAAAAATCCATACTATTTACCATTTCCATTTTTCGCATAGATTGTTCAAATGTATTTTCCTTTTCTAGGTTAGCAAATAAATATTCAGTATTAGGACTTTCTTCATTTTTCTTAATTTGTTTATAAATAGTATTAATTTTTTTGGTAATTGTCTCGATAATTGGTTTATTGGTAATTAAATCAATATTATTTGGTATTTCTTCAGTGATTAAAGATACGGCAAAATATAACAAATATCTGCGTTTTTTACTAGATGCAGTAGTGTACTTAATACAAAAAATACTAAACAACGATTGTATTAGTGTAGAACAATATGCACTTTTTTTATCAGCATAAGAGAACATGATTTCCCATATAATCCATATAATATCATTTCTAAATTTTGATTCTACAGGATAATTACGCGATTCACATTTACACGGTTTCTTTCGTTTTTTACAAATAGCTTGGAATTCTATCATCCATTCAATCCAATAACATGCATTAACCATATTACGTTTATCCGCCGAAATATTATATGCAAATTCATTTGTAGCAATAGATAGTTCTTTTGGGTCATCTTTTTTAAGAATATCTTCAATATAAGATAGATTTGGTGCAATTAAAATATCAGCCATAACTGTTATATCGAACTCTTCTTCTTTATTTATTTTAATTGCTTCGAAACTATTTTTTTTATTAGAATTACAAATAATACCATTAATTTCTGCAAAAAGAGATCTTATAGTAGGATGATTACGTAATTGTAATTCATTAATATATTGTCCTTTTGCCATTATATTTCGGAATATTTCATATCTGTTCTCAATGTACCGTATTATGTTAGGATTACCTAAATGTATATACTTACTAATATATAGAATAATAGTTTCCCATACATCCATAAAATGGCCTGAACATACTAATTCAGCTGACCAATAACATGCTGGTTCTATACGCCCTTTCTTTAAATTATCTAAATATTGTTTAACAACTTCTGTTTTTTTAAATTTTGAAAATGTATATCCTTTAAATTGAGAGGGTATTCGAATATCGTTTATATCAGTGTTATCATTTACTTTTGGTAATGTATCTTCATCCATAACAGTTTTTGTAGTATTAGTATGTAACAATATAAAAAAAAAACAATACAAACATATACGACAATTATGTATAAAATACGTATATTTTCAGATTTTTGCAATAGTACTGAATGTAAAACATTTATAGAATCAAATGCTATATTAAATAAACTGGATTATGGTATAAACGGAACATTATTTATAACTGATACTGATGATTATACTCACGTTATTATATTGAATACAGTAATGCCTCAAATACGACCAGATATTCCCAAAGAAAATGTTATAGGATTTGCATATGAACCATTGGTATATTTACCACTAACACCACAGTTTGTTACCTATGCTCAAAAATATATAAATAAATATTATGTAGGTGATATAGCTAATTTACCCAAACCATTTATAGAGGGAAATTGTTATTTACACTATAATAATCCGGTTTTACCAATACCAATTTCACCTATATTAACAACTAATAATCGAATATCAATTATGATAAGTCAAAAGTTACATCAGCCAGGTCATGTATATAGACACTCTTTAACTACTGCAATATTAAAAACAAATTTACCAGTAGATATATATGGCAGAGGGTGTAGATATTACAGTACCAATGATTCTCGTTTAAAAGGTGGGTTTGAGAAATATGAACCATATAATGGTTATGATTTTCATATTTGTATAGAGAATGTTCAAAGTGAACATTATTTTAGTGAAAAAATTATAAATACATTTATTGCAGGTGGAACTCCAATATATCTAGGATGTAAAAATATAGATTCTTATTTTCCAGATCAGGTCTTACATTTATCTGGTGAGGTAAATGAAGATATTCAAAGAATAACAAATATAGTAAGAGAACCAGATAGATATCGAAAACAAATTGATATAGAAAAAACAGTTGATAAAGTATCATTATTGCATAATATAATAGAAATATACAATGCATGAGAGTATTTATTCAGTGATGATTCTGGGTACAATATTAATAGTTTGTAATTCTTGAGACATAAGTTTGTATGCATATGGAATGTCTATTTTTGAAAATTCAGTTCGATTATCACACGTTTTGCATAAATGAATAGAGAAATCCCCGCTAGTATGTAATTTACCTTTTTTACCATCATTATATGATGCAATCATACCACATTTTTTACAAACATGTACATTATATTTATCAGATACTTCATACATACGTTCTTTACAGAACCTAGTCATTCCGTGTGCAATCATTACATCACGTTCCATTTCACCTATTCTAAATCCACCATCTCTGCTTCTACCTTCAGCAGGTTGCCTAGTAAGATTAACCATAGGACCAATAGATCTACTATGTTGTTTATCACTTACCATATGTTTTAATCTTTGGTAAAATACAGGTCCAATAAATATATTTGTTTCTAATTGTTCACCGGTTAAACCATTATACATAAGTTCGTTTCCATAACTTTCATATCCTAAATTAAGCAATTCTTGAGATATGGTTTTAACATCTAGGTTTCCAAAACTGGTTCCATCGCCAAACATACCGAGTTCCAGTAATACTTTACCCAATAATGTTTCCTTCAGTTGTCCAATAGTCATTCTGGAAGGAATTGCATGAGGATTAATAATAATATCCGGACGAAGTCCCGATTTGGTAAATGGCATATCACATTCAGGTATAAGATTACCCACTGTACCTTTCTGTCCATGACGACTTGAAAATTTGTCACCAAATGTTGGTTTACGTAAAGCTCTAACCCTTACTTTTGCAAAATTATAACCATCTCCATTTCGACCAGTATAGTTTTTATCAATATAAGTATCTTCTGTAGTACGGAATGTTTTACTTTGATCTTCATATTTTATAGTTTTGGTTGGATCATTACGATTTTCTTTAATAGGTACAGTTTTTGCAATAATAACATCTCGATTTTCTACTCGACTATTCACTGGTATAAAGCCTTCAGTATTTAATTTGTCATAATTTCCAAATTTAATACCCTTTGTTTTTGTAGGATCTGGCTTACATCTAATAATTTCATCCCTAATAATATTTTTATCTTCATCTTTTTCGGTGTGATAAATAGTAGCCAAAAATAATCCTCTATCTAAAGACCCTTTATTAATAAGAACACTATCTTCCTGATTATACCCAGTATGTGTCATAATAGCAACATGAATTTGTGTCCCGGATGGGATTTGATTCAGGTGTAAAAAGTCCATAATACGAGTATCAACTAATGGACGACTTGGATAATTTAAGATATATGCTGTTTTATCCATACGTTGATCATAATTAGTAGCATATATTCCCATAGCCTGTTTTCCCATAGCACATTGATATGTATTTCTAGGAGCTTGATTATGATCTGGAAATGGTACACATGATGCTAATACACCGAATATAGTACTAGGATGGATTTCACAATGTGTATAATTAAAGTTATCTAAATTAGTTTGTAGATAATCATTTTTTGTTTTCATAGCAATCATAGACACGTTTTGTTCTTCAGGATCAATATATTCAATAACAGATTCATCTATGTTACAATTTGTTAATAAATCATTCCATGATAATTCTTTATTAACAAGGGATTTAATAATATCTTTGGTAATGATTGCCTTATTGTTTTTAACACGTAATACAGGTCGTGTTAATCGACCACCGTCGTTACATATACGAATTTCACGAGTTTTATAATTAAATATTATAGAAGTATAAATATTAATAATACCGGTATATTTTTTATTTTTCAAATCATTATACAGCTCAATCGGTGTTTTACAAATACCCTGCCATGATCCATTTATAAATACTTTTACTTCATCATATAATTCAGAAGGGCAATTAATGTCTTCAAAGCTAAGTAGATATGGTTGTATATATTCATATAATGAAGAACTATTTGTTGGTATAGTAATATGTCCCATATAACTAATATTTTTAACAACACCAATAGATTGTCCTTCTGGTGTCTCGGCAGGACATAGAAATCCCCAGGTAGTATTGTGTAATTTACGTGGTGCAACTAATTCACCGCTTTTTTCAAGAGGGGTATTAATACGACGTAGATG